TGAGCCTGCCGGTATCTGCGCCGGCCGTGCGCAAGGTTGCGATACGGGATGGGTGGAGCAAGGGCGCATCGAAGGCAGAAACCAAGCCGAAGGCGACGGCCAAGAAGGCGACAGCCAAGGCCCGCCAGCCAAGCCAGCCGGACAAACTGAGCAAGGTTTCCAAGGTTTCTCAGGGAAACCATGCCAAGGTTTCGGAAACCATCGAATCAGAAACCTTTGACGAGGAAGCCATAGCGGGCGAAGAGCCGGATCGTCGGCCTGTTGGTCGGCCCACATTGTTCCGTGATGAGTATGTCGAGCAGGCGTACAAGCTGTGCCTATTGGGCGCGACCGATTCGGAACTGGCTGACTTCTTTGAGGTGTGCGAGCGAACCATCAACACCTGGAAGGAGGATTACCCGGAATTTTTGCAGTCCCTAAAGGCTGGCAAGGCTTCTGCGGACGCCGCCGTGGCCGAAAGCCTATACAAGCGCGCCCTTGGCTACTCGCACCCTGATGTGCATATCAGCAACTTCCAGGGGATGATTACCGTCACCGACATCGTGAAGCACTACCCGCCGGACACGGGCGCGGCCTTCATTTGGCTGAAGAACCGCCAGCCGCACAAGTGGAAGGACAAGGTAGAGGTAAAGGAGGACATCAACCTCAATATCTTCCCGCCCAAGGAAGTGCTCAAGGAACTGTTCGAGGCTTCGCTGAAGCGTTCGACCGAGAAGGCGGCCATGCTGACCAATCGGCGCGAGCGCCTAGGCATCGTGATCGAGGCGGGGCAGGATGTCGACTAAGCCGCTGCTGCTTCCAGAAGACCCGCGCTGGCTGGAGTTTTGCAAGGAATACTCCGGCAGCGCCGAGCGTTTCGCCCGCGAGGTGCAGGGAATTGACCCGTCCGACCAGCAGGTAGAGCTTTTCACCTGCGTTTCGGCGTCACGATCCCGCACGTCAGTAGCGTCCGGGCACGGCACCGGTAAGACGACCAGCATCGCCAATGTCGTGCTGTGGCATCTGCTGTGCTACCCGATGTCCGTCACGCTGCTGACAGCGAACGACATGGATCAGTTGAAGGCCACGCTCTGGAAGGAAATCGGCGTCGCCCTGGAGCGCATCCGGCGCGGCCCGCATGGATGGGTTGCGGATCATGTCGAAATCCTGGCGAACGCGACCTGCCGCATTATCGGCTTTGAGCAGGTTTGGTTCGTCGAGAGCAAGACGGCCAACGAGAAGACGGCCAACAAGATGGCTGGCCGGCACGGTGAATGGCTGATGATTATCGGCGACGAGGCTTCTACGCTGCCGGATAACGTGCTGACGACGCTCACCGGCGCCTTGACGGAGCAGCATAACCGGATGCTGCTTACCAGCCAGCCGACCCGCAATGCCGGCTTCTTCTACCGCACTCACAACGATCTTGCCATCCAAAACGGCGGGGAATGGACGCCGCTGGTCTTCGACTCGTTCGACTCGCCTTTCGTGAGCGACGATTCCCTGCTGGAGTTGTGGAATTCCTACGACGACGACGAGCGCAACGTCCGCTTGCTGGGCCGGTTCCCCCAGGACTCATCAAAGCACATGATGAGCCTGAAGGTTGCCGAGTCGATGTACCGGCGCGGCCGGATCATAAAGGACGACGAGAATTACGGCTGGTTTGTGCTTGGTGACATCGCGTCTGGCGAGGGGTTGCGCGATAAATCGGCGTGCGTGGTGGCGCGCGTGATCGGCTATGGCGACATCGGCCCGGACGCCCGGCGCGTCGAGGTGGCAGCCATTCCGGTACTGACCAACAAGATTCGCTCCAACATGTTCGCCTCCACTCTGGCTGACTGCGGGGCAGACCTGAGCAACCCGACCAACGTAATTGACTCCGGCGGCCTTGGCATCAACGTCTGCCAAGACCTGGAAGACATGGGAAAGGTTGTGCACCGGGTCAATTGGGGCAACCCGTGTTTCAAGAAGCTGAACAAGGACAGATACCTCAATCTGCGAGCTCAAGCCATGCACCAGGCCGCGCGTGCGGCGAAGGATGGGCGCCTGTCGATTCTCACCCAGGACTACAAGAACGTGATGCTGGGTCAGTCTTCTCGCATCCCGAAGACATTCACCGAGAAGGGGCGGATTCGAGTTCCGCCGAAGGGCTCAACCGAATGGGATGGCCTTGGATCGCCTGACCTTTGGGATGCCGTGTGCTTCGCCTTCCTGGAGAACGCCAGCTACATCGTGAGCGAGAACATCGGCAGCGAGTCCGGCGGGCTAACCGAATCCATCATGGCGAAGGCCGACAGCCTGTTTGCTGACGTGTGAGGCGGAAAACGGCGCGCTTTCGCCCCCTGGGCGGCTCCTACCATCCTCCGAAGAAGGAGGTTCCTATGCAAACCAAGGTCATCACCTACAACCTGCGGGAGCGGGGCCGCCAGTTCCGAGGCAAGGAGCGGAATTTCAACATCCGCGCCATCTGCGACGCGATCAACGGCCCGGCCTGCCAAGAGCGGGTCAAGAACCGCGACATGCTGGGCTACTACGGGCACTGGCCCCGCATCAAATTCGGCATGAACCCGGCCGAAGGCGGCCTGGATGACGGCCGCCCGTCGCTGGTGGAGCCGGCCCTTGTCACGACCATGCTGCGGGCCAGCCCGGACGGCACCATAGAGCACCAGGCCGAGTTCCTGAACAACGACCCCGGACAGGTGGCCGCGAAGCTGTACGCCGGCCGTGTGGGCGGATTCAGCTCGGCCATCGACCAGCACCGGCCCGAGTTCTTCGGGTTCGACTACGTGCTGGAGCCGAACTACAGCACGAACCGGGGCTACACCCTTGACGACGTGCGCGACATGACGCTGGACGACATCGAGGCGGCCATCTACGACGAGCAACTGCGCGGCGTGTTGCGCCTGCTGGATTCGGCCAATGCGGAGCGCGACACGGCAAGCGAGGTCATCGAGCACCTGCGCGCGGAGAACGAGCAACTGCTGTCCATGCTGGCCGCCAAGGGCATCGACGCCGGCGCGGCGATGGACGCCGTGGCCGTGGCGCCCATCGCCGTTTCCATCGACCCGGTGGAGCGGATGCGCCGGGACGCCGCCGCCTTCCGTGGCGCCGCGTCCCTGCCGCAGTTCGTCGAGCCGCAAAGCAACGCCGACCCGGCCGAGCATGTGCCCCTGTACGGCCGCTTGCTTGGCCAGTTCCTCCGCCGGTAAGCGCCCATGCTCCAGCCCGTCAAGATCGCCCTCGGCCAGTTCATGGGCCGCTACTTCTCCACCATCGTGCCGAGCACGAAGCCCCTGGAGGGGTTCGTCACGCGCCCGCTCGCCAAGGCGATTGCCTGGGCGCCGGCGCGCATGATCGACGCCGCCGAGGAAATGCTGTCCCTCTGGCTGCGCTCCGACCTGGAGAACGCGCCCACGACGCCGCCCGAGCTGCCGGCGATCATCGTTGCCGTGGCGAAGGACTACACCCCGACCGGCCGCGACTACACCCGCCAGGTGGCCGACCGCCAGATGGTCATGATTCCCGATGACCCCAAGGAGCGGCTGTTCGGCCTGCGTGCCGTAGCGGGCGACGTGCGCGCGCAGGTCGTGGTGTTCGCCACGGATGAGCCGTCGGCGCACTCCTTGGCGGCGCAGTTCCTGCTGTTCCTCGACGAGACGGATAACCGCCGGTTCGAGGCGTCCTACCGCTTCGCTGGGCTGGATACGGCTTGGCCGGTGCAGGTCGAATCGCCGGACATGCCGGCCATGTCCATCGCCACCGACGCCAAGAACCTGACCATCCTTGCCATCGACCTGACCCTGCGCGCGGAAATCCCGCTGTTCGACGCTCCCAAGGCTGGCGAGCCGAACGACGGTAAGGGCGAGCCTGGCACGGACGACCCCGCAGGGTATCCGCTGGTGCAGACAGTGCATGTGGAAAGCGCCGAGGCCGGCGGCCAGGGCGGCGCGGCCGAAATCCGACCCTACGAGGTGTCCGACGAAGCCGGGGGCGCGCCATGATTCAGATTCAGGCGACCTTTACCGGGTACGGCGGGCGGCCGTGCTCCCTGTTCTCCGCCTACGACCCGGACGCGCGCGTGCTGGTGGTGGGCGCCGAGGCCGACTACCGCGCCGAGCGCCGCGAGGGCTGCATCGTCCTGACCAACGTGCCGGACATCGCCCGCGATGCCCTTTTCACCGACGCCGACCTGATGCCGGCCATTGCTGCCTTCTACTCGCTGAAGGTGGGCGTGGCGGCTGACGGCAAGAGTGCCCGGCTGGTGTTTGCTGACCGCGCCGCGCGCGCGAACCCCGAACAAGCCATTGAGCGCGACGGTATCGACACCAGCGGCCCCAAGTACCGGGTGGCCGAGGGTATCTCCTGCGGCCAGATCGCGGCGCTGGCGACGTGCCTGCACGCGACCCGCTCCGACACCGTGGAGCGCACCGTCAAGCTGGCCGAATCGTTCCGCCACCTGCTGGGCGGCGGCATCATGACCATCTGAGGGCCGGCCATGCTCGACAAGGACACCCGCGCCGCCAAATCCTTCTACCGCGAGGTGCGCAAGTTCGCGGAGAACACCAAACCCTGGGACACCACGGCGATCTTCTACGAGACGAAGCCGGACGAGATGTACGACCTGACGCTGGTTTCCCAGCGCGTCTATGGCCGGCGTGACGAGTTCCTGGCCGTGATGGCTGCCGCCGGCCTGGATACGGTCGATCAGCCTCTGCCGCAGAAGCGCATCGTGCTCCCCAACGAGGGGCAGCTCATCGACATCAAGCGCCGGGCCGGTTTCGAGTCCATCGACGACCTGCGCGAAGACTACGCGCCCGCCTGGGCGGAGG